ATTTCTTGGTTTTCTAGAATAGCAGCAGTAACTGCTTTTCTGTGATGATCTTTAATGGAACCCGCTGACTCTTCGTTCAGTACTGGGGCCCACTTTTCTACGAGTCTATCGTAGGATAATACGTTTTGCATTAGGGACTCCTATTATTTCTGTGCAGTTTTTTTAATTGCTGCGATATACTGAGCCATTACATCAGAAGTTTCAACAACACCGTTGTCATCATCTTCATCTACGTCAGCGGACTCAGAAACTGGTTTAGCTTTTTTATTAAAGTATGACTCTTTAACAGTAACTACTTTTTCCATAAAAGTTGTTTCGTTATCGAAATCCATATCTTCAACTAGCTTCTTAAGTTTTTCGACTTGAGTTTCAGCTAGATCACGTGATGCTTCACGAATGACTGCATCTCTTTGATAGTTCTCTAACTCTTCTGTCATTTGGATAGCAGTTGCTGTAGTACTGTTAAGTTTCTCTTCGAGCTCCTCAACTGTCTCAGCAAGTTCATCAACTAGGTCAACTTTAGACTCAGGTACTTCAATGTAAGACTCTACAAATAGATCTTTCAATCCGTTCATAAAGTTCTCAGCAATTTCGGTACGAAGTCCGTTTTGGATAGCAAGTTTATTCTCTTCCATCCAATTTTCAACCACGTAGTTTAAATAACTGTCGACTTTTTCAACTAGATCAGCTTTAGTTGCAGCAACTTCCTCAGCTAATTCTTCGTTGTACTTTTCTTCCAAACGATCTATTTCTTCTGAAAGCTTTGACTTGATAGCTGCTTCAAAGATTACACTAGCTTTATCTTTAAACTCTTCTGAAAGAGTAGCTTCATCAGCAATCAATGCGTTTAAATCACCAGAGAAGTCTGTTTTATAGTTAATAGCGTTTTCCGCTACTTCAGCTATTTCTTCATCTGTTGACTCAGCCATCATTTTTCCAAGAAGATTTGACATCTCAGCGCGAGACATCTTATTCATCTTTTCAAATGCAGCATTAATCATACCAGCTTTTGTGCCAGGCATCTTTTGCATTGGCTCACTGTTTGACTTATCGCCTTTTCTTGCAGGTGCTTTCTTTGTAGCTTCACCAGCCTTATCTGTAGCAGCTACAGACTGCTGTTCAGCAGACTTAGGATCATGAGCTTCTTCCACGACATCGTTCTCATCATCGTGGAGCTCTTCATTTTCAATGATTTCTTTTTCAGACATCATTAGCTCCTTATTACTTAGATTTGAGTAACGAGAGGAAATTCTTAAACTCACGAACTTGTGTCTCATAAAGATTAGATCGCGGAGCTTTCTTAATTTCAGTCTCCATTTTTTCAATTGCCTTAGCTTCAATAATGCCGTTATTCCAAACCCACTCTACACCTTCCATAATCCCATTAACAAATGCTCCGGGGGCAGATGGATCTTGCACGATATCAACCGCGTTAAGAATAAAATCGTCTTTTACGACCATTGCGTCATTACCTCGCTGCAGACTTCCCATACCACGAGTTGAAACACCTAGTTTGACACCACCATCAAGTAAGCCTTTAACGACCTCACCCATAGGAGTATTCAAAATAGTTGCTTTGCCCATAACATCATTACCAGACCAATCTAGTTTTTCGATCTTATGGGAAACTTTGTCTAAATTAACAGTAGGACCTTCAGGGTGATTTAACTCACCAACCGCGCGACCTGGAACAACTTGCTCTTGATTATATTTGTCAACAGCTGATTCCATTACTGCACGAGGATATACTCTACCGTTACGATTCTTTGATTCTGCTTGCATAAAGATACCTTCAATAGCATATGATTTCTTACCGTTCTTTTCTTCAGTAAGAACTTCAAGTTGTTGATCAGTATATTCTGCAATCAGTTTCATTATAGTTTCCTATATTTTAATTTCTAATTATTATTTATAATTATATAATTTTTGAGTTATTTGAAATTTTCCAAGATTCATAATCGTGTTGATTGTTAATTTCAATACCACTAAACGGTACATATACACCATTTAATTCTTTATTGTTTTCAATCCATCTTAATTGTTCAACATCTTCATACTTTTCACCTTCGTATTTTTTAAAGTAGTTCCATAATTCAGATAATCCAGATCTATATCCATGAAAACCTAATACTTTATAACCATAACTAACTGAACTTCTTGTATACCAATGTATAACATCATTAGTAATTATAGCTTTTACATGGTCTTTATTATCAGAACTATGAAAGTGTAAATTTGTATAAGCATTAACTACATCACAGCAATCAAGTTTATCTTCTATACTGCTTAAAACTTCTTTAGTAACATCAGGATTATCTCCTTGTACATTAATATACTTGTCATAATCCTTAATTACAGTGTCAATAACACCCATGCATCTATCAGTACCATTATCACATCTATTAGTTATTAAAGCATTACCGTTTGGCACTTCGTTCATTATTGAATAGGAATCAGTTAAAACTAATGTATCATAACCAAAACTTTCGCATTTATCAAATACTGTTCTTATCATTGTTTTTCCATTTAAGTCAATTAATGGCTTATTTGGAAATCTAGTACTATTTAATCTAGCAGGAATAAGAACTAAGGTTTTACTCTTCTTCCTCAAGTTCATCTATTGCTTCTTCCATTTCATCATCAGTTATTTCAATATCTTCGTCTTCATCTTCTTCCTGTTCATCGCCGACTTCTGTTTGTGAGTCAAATTCATCCTCTTCACCACCTTCGGTAGTTTCGGGAGGCTCTGTAGATAACTCATCGTCGATTTCGTTAGTTTCAGAACTGGCGCCGTTGTAGAAGTGATTGGCAAGACGTTCCCTTTCTAAATTCATTACATGAAAAATTTTATCATTTATAGCTGTTTCAAATGAATTATTAGCAGCGTTATAGTTAGCATCAATAGCGTTTTGAATTAGTTCTTCAATTGGATTATCCATTATTTTCTCCGTTATTCACAGGTTGTAATTTATAGACAGGAGCATTTTCTTGAGGTGGTTGCTTTGGTTCTTCTGGCTCTTGTTCAGCTTCTCCGTCTATATCTTTCTTCATGTTTTCAATATCCTCATCAGAAAGCATAAGAACATTTTTCATAGCCCATTCTTTAGAGTAGTATTCACCAACATAATTTTGCATTAGATCCATAGTTTGAATTCTCTCTCTTAGGATCTCCATATCTCTTAATTCAGTAAAGTGATTATCCTTTACAAAATCAATTGCAATATCATTCTTCCAAGTATCCCAATCTTCTTCTGTAATGACTCCTTTAAGCATTAACTGCTTTTTTAGGATATCTTTAAATAGATTAGCAAATCTAGAACGAAGTCTATCAATAAACTTTTGGAACTTTAATTCGTCTCTTGATATCTCTGTAGATCTACCTAGACTGAATTGTGCTTCTTGTTCTAGTCTATTAATAGGAACGTTTAAAGAACGATATAATCTCTTTTGAAAATATATGATATCGTCTATTTGTCCTAAATTATCTCCTCCTGGAAGAGTTTCAATCTGAGTACCTCTACCACCTTCTTTTCTAGGTAGCCAGAAATCTTCAAGCATAGACATATGTTTTCGATCATCTCTTATTTGACCAGTATTAGCATCATAGACAAGCTTATTTCTATATCTTGCCATAATGTCTTTCATATATTGTTCAGCCTTAGCTCTAGGAAGGTTTCCTACATCAATATAGAATATTCTTCTTTCTGGCGCTCTAGCAAGACGGTAGATAACTAATGCGTCTTCCATCATACGAAGTTGGTTTATAGGTTTAAGCGCTTTATGAAGATATGATATAACTTTTTTTCTTTGATCGTCTAGTAATCCTGAAGTAACGTAGCTAATAGAGTCTTCAGTCATCTTTATTCCAGAGTTCTGCTGACCTGGTTTTTCTTGGTAAATATAATATTCATTTACTTTTTCAACAAGCTTAGCGCCTGTCTCTGGATCTTTTCTATGCTTTACTTCTTTTACTTTTCTAATCTTAGCCGAATCAATAGGTCGAATCTCTAATATACCTTGTTTAGGCGACCCTTCATCTACTACTAAGTGATGATATAATCTTCCATCAATATAAAATTTTCTAAAAATATCGTGACCATTATTAGAGAAATCCATCATAGAATAAATGTTATCAAACTCTTCTTTCATAAGTTTTTTAACGTTGTCAGCTACTTCAACATTATCTAAAACAATATCAACTGATTGTTTTTCTTCTCCAACATTAATAGCTTCATCTACAATATCTTCAATTGCAGCATCAACTTCTGGATGCATAGAGACACCTCTATATTTCATTACAAGGTCTCTATTATCTTTTACTTTGTCGTCATCATAATTTATTATATGGCCATAATGAGACCCTGATGCAGTTACGTATCCTGCACCATCATCATCCCTTGGAGGAACAACGGATGGACGTTTTTTCATATCGTCCTTAGATGTCCTTCTTATCTCAAAACCAAATAATTTAATAGGGGTAGTTTCTGCCATTTAAGTAATCCTATTGACCAGGAAGTTAATTCTCCCTGGTCTATTATTTATATCTAATTTATGAAGTTGTAGCTATAGGAGCTGTAGCTTCAAAGTATTGATAAGTAAAGGTGACACCAAATCTTTCGATTACATCATTGTCACCATATGAAAGGTTAATTGGGTCTAATGTAGAAGGATGCGCACCTCTAAAGACATAAGTCTTTATTGAAGTACCATCTCTATCTAATTGTTCTACTCTTAGATCAGCTTCGTAAGTAATAGGAGCTGTAAGTCCAGTATTTGCTGTATGAGCATTAATACCGTTCATCCATCTCTCCATTGAGTTACGAATAGCAAAGTCAGTATCATTGATAATGGTAACTGTCCATGTATCAAATGTTCTGTCTCCTGCCATCTTTAACTGTCGTCCACGGAAAGGAACAACAATTGTTCCAAATGTTGAACCAGGTAACTGAGCAGCTTCACATAAGAAAGAAGTCAGTTCAGGATCACCATTTGCATATCCTGGATAGTTAATAGTTGCTTTAAAGAGATTGGGGCGAGCGCCTCCACCTCTTAGTTTTGCTTTAAAATCATCTACGCCTAATACTGCCATTTTCTATCTCCCTACACTGTGCCTACGACTTCTTCGAAGTCGACACCAGTTCTAACAGCCACAAAGTTTAGAGTGACATAGTTAATGGACCGAGCTGGCTTAATAAAGATGTTAGCGATAAATTCGTTTCTATCGATAACCTCTGCAGTATTATTTGTTTCGTCACAAACTACTCTAAAGTCTGTGATACCACGACGCCCTTTTACTTCTCTTAAAACTGGTTCAATAATATTAGTGAACTCTGCTCTTGTAAATTCGTCGTTAAACTCAAACAATACTTGTTCAGCTGCTCTACTAATTGCTCTTTCTAGAATTAAGAACAATCTACGAACATTAATTCTATCAAACGCTGAAGGTCTACCTAGGAATGTTTTATCCCCAAATAAGATAACTCCTGAACCTGGAATATTTGCAATTGGATTAACACCAGCTTTATAAAGAGTGTCTCTTTGACCCTTAGTGGGTGTATAATCAATAGCAGTTATTCCTAAATAACGACCTCTTCTACCACCAGCAGGAGAGAACCATGCAGCTCTATCTCTATCAGTTGCTGCCATTAAACCTGCAGTTGAAGATGAAGCTGGTATTTGGATATACTGATCATTATACTTGTCATATACTTTTAAGTAGTTTCCATCTACTACTAAATATGATGACCTAGTAAATGTAGCTGCTGTTGTAGTAATATTTGACGTAGCGGTTGCTGCAGCAGTTACGTTAATTAAATCGTCTCTAGCTGGTGAAGTAACAACTACGCAATCTTTTCTTGCTTCAGCTGTTGCAACTAAATCATTTACTACAGTTGTTTGATCGAGAGTAGTAGTCATGCCAGGTGCTATTAAGAAATCTAGTTCTACTATATCTTTATCTTCTAGAAGATCGTAACCTGTACTAAACTCTGAAGTTGATAATGCAGGTGAATTAACTCCATTTACAAAAGACTCAGTTACAATAGCTCCTCCGTCAGGATAAGCACTAGAAAGTGCAGTAACATCAGTACCAAAAGCTGAGAAGTTAGAGTCTAAATTAAACATATAAATGTATTCAGATGTTTCATTTATTATGTTTTTCGCAAATAGAGTTGTTCCATCTGTAGCTTTTGCATTTGATGCTTGTGATACAAATGGGAATGTTTCTAGAACTGTTCCTTTAGTTCCAGTAAATAGTCCATCTTCATCAACTACTGCAATGTGTAGTTCATCAAGTACTGTACTATCTTTTATATTTTGCGCAAATGTAGAAGTTTTTGGAAATGCGTCAAAACTACTTGCATAGGTCCAAGAATCAAAGTATGTAGCTGAAGATGTATCTCCTGGACATATTGAAACTGATAAACTATTTCCTAGCTCACCAGGAAATCTTGCTACAAAAGTGTAAGCGCTGTCTCCCAAACCATCAAAAACGTCTTTATTGTTAATGGCTGAGGCAGAAATAACTCCATTTGCTACATTAGGAGTATCTACAATTGAGTTTAATGCTGCTGAAGTAGCTTCTCTAACTACTTTTAATGAACTAGAATACCGCAAAAAGTATGCGGCTGAATGAAAGTCTATTGTGTTAAAGGAGTCTGGGTTAGCAAAGGTATCAACAAGTTCAGCTTCGTTTGCTATAGTTGTTACTTTATCAACCGGACCCCATCTAAAGTTTCCTACGATAGCTCCAGTGGTAGACTGTACGTTTGGTACACCACCGGTAAGGTCAATTTCTTTGACTACAACCGCAGGAGATTCGGACGGTGTAAATAATGCCATTTTTTATCCTTCTCGGTTAAAAATTATATGATTCATGATGCGGTTATATTCAATTACCATTATTTATAATAATTCCAAATTCTGTAACTCTCTAACTCATTTATAGTATTCTCTGGTTTTAGATTACAGTTTATACAAGAAGGAAACTCTCTTCTTCCTTCCATCAATTGTTTTCTTACTAAAGTTAATTCTTTTGACATCCATATATGATTAAAATTTATATGTTCTATATTTCCAAATGAATGTTCTTTACTCCAATCTTCGCAACAAATATAAACGTCTCCGTTCCAATCTATCATAGTTTTCATAAGAGGTTGATAACATCTCATGTTTATTTTTTCTTTAAATAAATAACCTGCTCTATTAGTAGTATGTTCAGGTCCTTTAGATATTCTTTTTATTGTTTTAAGATCTTTAAGAATGTAATTTATTTTATCTACATCCTCTTGTCCATCATAACAATCTATTTTTATAGAAAGTAAGTTCCAACTATCAATTTCTTCCTTAGTAATTTTTCCATTAAGTATTCGGTCTCCATTAGTAATTAATCTTGTACTAATATTTCTACTTGTAAAAGTTTTTATAAGAGAACCAATAAAAGGATGTAGTAAAGGTTCTCCATATCCAGATATACTAACAATACCTTCATAATTTAGATACTGTAATTCAGCTGAAAGTTTATCAGCTAAAAAAAGACTCATATAGTTATTATTGTTAGGGAAGTCTTTTGAGTGAGGACAAAAACTACAAGTTCTATTACACAAGTCAGTTGGACTTATGACTATAGAAACTAAACCTAATAACCTAGAATTTGTAGAGGGTGGAAATAAATTTTGTTCTACCGCCATAATCTTTCATCATCTATTTGATAATTCTCAATAGCCCAAGGATTATCTTTATTATCAATTTCTTCTATATATTGAGAGCCATCATCATGAAATCCGAATGGAGATACATCATCTTCAATTTCTTTCATTCTTTGCTCAAATAACATATTTTTTAAATCTATATCGGTTAACTCACCAAAGTAATTAGTAGTACAAAAGTATCCTAACAAAACGAAATTCATAACTAAATCGTCATGGTTACCATCTGATGCTTCATAGGATTGACCTTTAGATTCGAATGTAGATATTTCCATAATAGTCTGCTCATCTACTATTTGAAGTTTTTTATTTTCTAGAAGATCTTTGAATCCAGAGCAACCTAATCGTTTAGTTTTTCTAGTTATTTCTATTCCTAGGCCATTACTTTTTACAGCAGACTCAACATGCATATTTTCATATTCTAAATCATTATATAAACCATTACATACTAAAGTCCCCTGATCATTTGATTCTACTACTACATAAGCATTGTTGTATAATTTTGCATACTTATATATAATGTTAGGGAAGAGTATTGGAGAGATAGTGTTATTGCGATATACAGCAACCTGTTTAAACGGGCGAACGCTAATATCGATCAAATTAAAAGTAGAGTAATCCTGTCCT